TGTTGTCAGAGTATGTACTATTGAACTGATTAAAGAAATCGTCTTTAAAATCATCGCCCAATATCTTTTTCATTTGAATTGCTTCGTTATCGTACTTCGCTTTTATCTTTCTGTAAGCAGGGTCTAGTTCGTATTCCATTTCCTTAGAAGGCTTTATAGTACCACCTTCTTTGTATCCTGCAAACTCTTCCTGGTCTTTCATGAAGGCGTTATAACCATCGGTTTGCTCTTTGTTTCTTTTGTCTGTAGCTATTTGCTTGTCAGCTTTACCTTTTTGAGCAATACCAACACCAAGTCCTACAGCAGCTCCAGCAGCCGCACCCCAAGGCCCAGCGACTGCACCCATAGAAGCGTATTTCAATGTTGAAGATGCTATATCTGCAGTTCCGTATTTTGGGTCATCATCTAAAGCATCTACAGCAGAACTAGCTACAGTTAATCCAGCACCCATAAGAGCGTTAGTATTACCTTTCTTTTCTGCTGCCGCACTATCTGCTGCTGCTTGTTGTTCAGCAGTTAAGATAGGTGGAACATCCCCACCTCCTAAATATTTTTTAGTATAGCCACCTCCATAATACAAGTTATTAGCTAGCTCTTTCTCTTGCTTTAAGTTTAAGTTTTTTATCATTTTGTTGGTCTATTGTGTATTAAAGCTCCAAATAATTCTATAGAATCTGGAGATGTAGACTTTGCTTGTATAATTAAATGTTGTCCTGTCGCTTTAGATGTACCATCTGTACTTGTGATTGGTATAATGTGTTTGCCGTTAGACATTTTCGCTCCAGTTCCAGTAGTAGAAAACGGTGTGTTACTCACTGAATCTGTAAATGTAAATGTAGTAAATTTTTCTACGTTTTCATTTCCAGATAAATACATGACAAGTTTATCGAATTTCTTAGAGCTATATACATTCTCATTACATACAAAGGTAACGTCTAAGCTATTAGTATTTGATGTTCCATAAAAAGTAAGGTAATCAGAACCTGAATTCTCTCTCCACAAATTTGAAGAATATTGAACTTCGTCTGATGAATTTCTACCTATCGTAATTAACTCGCCTGGAATATTGGTTGCCATAGAAATTATATCCTCTTTTCTTGTAATCATAACATCGTTCAACTCACTATACACCACATGAACTGCATCATTATCTGCAGTAGTTATACATATACCAACCTCATCATAAACTTTATTGTGATATAAACATATACCTCCAACAGTGAAATCCAAAGGCTTATCCGATATAAGAGTGTCTTTTAGTGCGTTAAATATGTTTGAGTTCTGAGTTGTTATACCTAAATCTTGGACGGCAATTCCTTTACCTACCACTAATTTACATAAGGAAGACATATTACTATCGTACCAATAAGCTGAAGTGTTGGTAACTAGCATATTATTAAAATGCTGACTACCGTAAGAAGTTTCTATATAATCACTCCTCTGTATAACTTGACCTGTCCCCGTAACTATAGTAACAGCTGCAGCATCTGCGCTATCTACAACAACCCTAGGATTGATAGATAGTTTTGATACCCCACTCTGCTGTATAGCAAATAACTCATTCCTTAAACTAAATAGGTTATATATAGCACCCTTGTTATTGTCTAATTCATGTATCTCGTTAGCATCCCAAGTTGTGAAGGCATCAAATAGATTACCAGCTAACTTTAAGTTGGATGCTGCGACTAAATTACTGTAACTGTTAACGTTTTTAAAGCTACCTGGTTTTTGTAAGAATGTCTTACTAGTGTTTCTTGATGAGTAGGTTGAATTTATAAGGAAGTTATCTTCAACCGTAGGCTCAGTACTATCCGTAGAACCAAAGAAAACTCCATCTCTTAAATCTAAGTTTACACTAGACTCTACTGGAAATATTATTGCCGTAGAGGGGTAGGGTTTTATTGTAGAATAAGTTGTAGAACCTATTATATGCTTTTTTAAGGCATACATATTTATATAAATATCTCCACCAAATACAGAATCGCTATTACTAGCTAGTGGACTAAAGTTTACGTGCCCAGTAGATATGTATTGATTTGATTCATAGTTAGATAAGAGACTACCTCCGTACTGAGTGAATCTAACATCTCTTTTTAGTTGTACATATAACTTACTTGCATAACATGCTTGTTGATAGCTTAACCCATCTGTGGTTCTGTTTAAAACAAACGGACTGTAAGTATAGGCATTACCTGTTCCTATTCCAAAATGACTATGTCTTATTTTATCTGTCACTTCTTTTCCTAGAGTCACGAACAAGGTAGTCACACCAAACAGTGTAGAATTATATGATGAAGCACTATTATATTTTTTAGTAGTGTAAGAGTCAGGAAAGTGGTAAAACCCTTCACTATATAAACTACCTTGCAGGTTTTTAAACCTACCTCTATTACTGTAGTTTTGGTTATCCCTTCCAGTCCCGTGGTCATCATGACCCATTCTACCTTTATCTACACCTCCACCTGGAGATACTATAGTTCCGTACTCTACTTCATTAATCTTCTGACTTTCTGAAGCTGAATTACAATCCACAACACCAGACTTAAATTGACTGTATATAACCTTCTGCGAAGATTGATAAGTATATAGTTGGTCGTTTGTGTTAGGGTTAAATCTACCAGATAATATATTTCCAGTATAAGTACTGGTTGATTGTATCTTCTGCTTTAAATGAGTGAAGTTATCCATATCCGTAATAGTATTATCGTATGGAAAGCTTTCATCATTCAATTCTTGAGCCCCAGCATCAAGTCTACCTACTACCTTTATTTTATCTTCATCCTTTCTATCGTATTGTAACGACCCTAAAGTAACCTCTGGAGTGTCAAAAGTAAAGTCAGAATCAGACAAGCATTCATGGGCGTGGTATCCAGTATATATATCACCGTAATGATTACCATTCTTATGTCTAAGAGATTCGTTCGCACTATCGTTTGAGTGTATGATAGTTTGGTTTAATACACCAGAACCTAAAACAGATTTATCTTTCTGCTTTCTATCCACCCTAACTATAGAATATCCGCTTATTTTAGACCTAGTATCAGACGATAACTTCACATTAAATTGTGGATATAAAGCAAACCCGCTAACATCACTTGTAGTGGTGTCGAAAGTTAAAGTAGTTGCTGTACCTTCCGATGTAGAGTTTCTGGAAACGGTTATACTGTCATTATCCCCAGCTATACTAACAATAGTCGTATGTGGTGGTATTCCAGTTCCTGTAACTACATCATGAACAGCTAAACCCGAACCTCCACCAACTTTATTCAATATAGGGCTTGCATCATCAAAAGCCCAAGAATAACTTCTGGTTGGTAGATTACCTGCATGCTTAAATGTAGTAACACCGTCAGAGTTTTGAGTTACCCTATTACCTGCAGAATCATTACTTACATAATCCATAGTACCATCAGGCATTCTAATATCCCCTATAGGGCTAACGAATCCTGGATTACCAGATTTATCGTAGAACAGAATACCAAATCTATAAACCTCACCTCTCTGATACCCTGTAAAGTCTTTGGTAAATAATGGGTTTTTGTAGTTATTATAACCACCTGCTTGTGTTGTTTCTAAATAACCGTGATGAGGTACTTGACCATAAACAGAAGAGGCTATCCTTGCGCTATCTGTATCATCACCAGTTCCAGAATTATCGAAATACTTAACCTGACTTAAGTCAAATGTTTTTGTTGCAAAAGTAACTCGTACACCGTCATCAGCTGCATCAAACCCTACGGTTTCTGCGCCAGGAACTTTTACTGTATCTACAGCGTTTATCCACCCATAGCCACCATCCTTGTACATGGTATCCTCGTGCATTTCAGGATTTTCTGAATCATTGTAAGTTGCTGCAGTTCCAGTATTGTAAGCTCCAAGGTATCTATAAGATTTAACTCTAAAATCTAAATCTATAGAATCTGAATTGTTGGTTAAATTAGCAGCGAATAATCTATTATCTTTTATAGCTAAATCAGCACAGACATCCCAACTAGTATGACTCCTTAGTAGCTCACCTATAGGTATTGAGACTAAAACCTCACTACCGTTATGTGTGTAATCAAAGCTAGTCGAGTTGATTATACTTTCTGAAATTATATTTGAAGTTATAGCTCCCTCAGCAGAGGTGTAAGTTATATCTATAATCTGTATAGTGTTATACGAGGGGTCAATATTGTCAATAGTTAAATGGACAGCATTAGAAGAGTTGGTCTCTAAACTACCACCTAAAGATAAGTGATAAGAAGTGAGTGGGCTTGTTTTTAATATCTGAACTGGATTTGTTATATTAGACACTCTTGATGTTTTACCATCTGTAGTAACTAACCTATAGCAATATGAATGAGAGCCACAGCTAATATTCCCACCAGAAGTTATTCTGGTTACTGTAGGACTAACCATTTTAGTTGCTTTAAATACATTTAAATCAGAAGCCACTAAATTAGAATAATAAGAATCGCTCTCGTTTAAATTTACAGTTCTAAGAGGGTTAACTCCATCTGTCCAGTAAATCCTATGAAAATGCTCATTCTCTTCAGACACCTCCAACCTAATAGACGACTTGCTTACCAAACCTAAGTCTGTCTGAATAATCATTTCTCTATTCAATAAACTACCATCATTGTTAGATGTGAGTTTAAATATTGCATCACCTCCATTACCCGCACTCGATGTGGTTATCGCCACCATGTAGTCTGAGAAGTTAGCCAGCGCTACAATTTCGTAATTCACTCCAATGTAAGAAACTTCTGAGTATCCATTACCAGTAGATATGGGATAGTCACTAAAAACCTCTGCACCACCATCGGTGTAACGAACATAAGCCTTAAATGTTAAGGTCATAGCTTCCGAAGTTTTGTCGCTATAATTTATATAAGCAGAACCGTCATAGTTGTTATTGAACGACATATTCATTGCCTCAGAGACTGTTTCATCAGCCAAGGCCTTCTGTACACATAAATATATTAATACTAAAATATCAGCACCAGAACTTATACTAACAGTCATGCCTTCAAGAACCCCACCCCAAGAACCTACAGTATCGCCACTATAAAAATTAAATACTTTCTGAATGAAACCTCCATCCCCGTTTATGTACATTCTAATTCCGTAGGCAGAAGGACCATCTAAGTTGTCTATTGCAGTGTTAGATAGTATTCCAGTCTCAGAAAAAGTTACCTTTTTTTCGCTTATAGTTAAAGTATCATACAAAGAATTACCTTTAGCGTTCTTTAAAATAAAAGAATTATCCTCTCTACTTACAAGCCTAGCGTTTGTTGCTGACTTGTAGGTATCTGAAGGTAATATATTAGCATCTAAATCAGACATCATTCCTTTTGAGAATGAATTTGGTTTTTTAGGAGATTCTGCCATGGTTAAAACAATTTATGTTCGTTACTACTAGGCTTAAGAGTGTTCCAGTATTTAGAAATATTCCTCCACTGCTGTTTGGTAGGCATATTGTCTCTACCTCTAGCTTGAGCACACTGAAAAGACCACTCTTGCTTTAAATCTTGATAAACATATCTAGGGAGTTTTTGATTGTAATATTCTCTTCCTTTATATTTATACATGATATAAGAAGCAATAGCATCTTCGTGAGCTGAAGATATAGTAGGGTATCCCTCTTCATCAGTTGATATAGCATCATAATGAACATCTATCGTTGTTCCGTCTGCTACATCTATATTTAAGTAACCACTTGACACATACATATCTCTACTCTGGTCATAAGAAGAGCCCGACACATCTGAGGGGCTTCTTACTTCTATCATGTTAAGAAAGTCCGAAGGAAGTAAAGCCTTCTTACTTGAAATAACTAATGAGGTAACTTTTTTATCGAAAGTGGTATAAGAGCCAATTTTCTTCTCTGCCTCAAAAGCCCACTCTACAAAGTTATGAAATTCTCTTGCAGCGTCTTGTATACCTAAATTACGTATAACTGCAGCTACAACTTGTTTAACACTTATTCTAGGATTTCCTTTCATGTTTGTTGTTTTATTATATCCTTAAATCTCCTTAAGGGCAATACTTTATATTGATTATACTTATAAGGCCTATCCCACATAACTTTTACATACTCATCATCAAGTATAGGCACTTTATATAATACTGTCTTATTTTCTCTTTTACTTGCTTCAACATCCAACCTTACATGAAATGGTCTTTTGTGAGGTAGTTTCTTAGTGTAAATAGAACCTAGCTTTACAGGCAGTTTAAAGACCTCTTGTTGTCTAGCTACTATATCTATCGTATTGTCTAAGAAAGACTCCATAATGGAGTAATACTCAGCATAAGACATAGCTCTATCACTTCTCTCCCCCTTAACTCTTAGGCCACTCTTTATAGAGTTGTATATATCCTTAATGGATACATATTTGTCTTTGTATTTCTTGTAAGTATTACTACTTGCCTTTTGTCGTGTTTTCATCAACCTGGTTGTTTGGTCCTTTCGATGGTACGGTTACAATGATACTAAACTCTTGTTTTAATACTTCTTTTACTAGAACAGCTATTAACTCTTCAGGTATAGGGTATTGAGTTGTATCATCATTCACATAAGAACTAACCTCTGTTGGGTTAGAAAATATACCATTAACCTCTACAGAACCTCCAGAAACAAGTGAGTCTCCTTCCCATACGTAAAGCTTTCTATCGGATAATGTTGCTATCTTACTTCCTGCACTTAATATGAATCTTGAACTGTTCACGAACATTCTGTCGTGATGTTGTATTATAGGTAAAGGAACATAAAACGAATCAGTGGACGTATCGTCTTTGTGCGCTACACTCCTAATCCCTCTATTATCGTTAAATCCTACGACAGCCTTAATGGAAGCTCCTGACTCCTTGGGAGTTAAGACATCCATTTGAAAACAAGCATTAGAAGCCTTCTTTCCGTTATCCGTATACTGCATCAATAGATTAGCTCTATGGTAATGTACCATAAACTTAATCTGACGATTAGATATATCAGAATCATCAGAAGCAACACCTCCAGAGACTATGTTTTTTATGTTGTATGTTATTTCGTTTAATGTAGCCATAATATCTTTTTAATAAGAAAGGGTAAAGCAAGGAAACCCTACTCTACCCTTTCTAGAAAGCAGGGAGCAAAAAGCATCTTTAAACTCGTCGTTCAGTTATTTCAGCCTGAATCATTTGGTATCTTGGGTCTCCCAGTGTTCCCAAGACTTTACGAGCAGCAATCTGACACACTTCTTCGTGTGTATGAGCGCTTAAATCTTCTATATTCGTAGTGTACTTTAAGTACTTTACTATAACTTCCTTCATTCCTTTCCATCCTTGAAAGAATATATGCCCCATCTGAATGTAAGCAATAGGATATTCTTCGTTGTACTTATTGAAAGGGTCGTTAGAGTACGCTGTTATATCAGATAACTGAATAATCTTAACACTAATGTACGGATTCTTTCTAGTGTGTATGGCTAGTATCTTAGAGTAAACATAATCAAGCTCCGTTTCAGGTACGTCCCAAAACTCACCCCCAGCAGACTCTAAATCAATCTGAGGAGACGTAGTACCAGCCACCATTTCAGACCTAACTAGATTCTGTAGTTTATCTCTAGAATCTTGACTAGTCTCAAACGATAGATAATATTGTTGAGCAAACTCATCAACAGCCATTTCAACAAACCCATCTATATCAGTATTTGATAAGTAGGCAGCATCCTCTCTGTCTATGATTAATCTTACTCTATCCCTTGCGGTCTCTACAGTCATTGTTGTTATTTTTTAGAAGCAACCTTACCTTTAGCTGGTTTAGTTTCACCTCTTATTTCATGCTTCAAGATAGCTAAAATATCTTTGTTATCTTTTAACCAAACTAACACCTGTTCCTCGTTAGTTCCGATAGCTTCTTTACCATAATAGAACGTTTCGTTCTTAT